CAGCTTCGCAACTTGGTCCCGTCATTGACGAGATCGATTACGAACCTGGTTCGCTGGGCCCGTGGCCAGGGGAACAAGAAGATCCGAGTCTGGAAATATCTCTATGATAAGACCGGAAAACGGATCCCTTGGACCGCTTGGCAGACGACTGTGGAAATCCGATCGATGAAATGGAGTCTACGAGAAATTGCAGATCTCCACCTCATCACATCATTCGGTGTGCTTCCGTTGGCAGATGATGTTGCCAACTGGGCTACCAAGTTCTTTGGTGTCCAGCAACACATGAATGCGTGGATGGCCCACACTGGTCGCTATGTCACTCTTCGTGGCAAAACGCCGTTAGTGAGCTCCAGGTCGGATACTCCAGAAGTGCAGGTGGCCTCTGGAACATATTACGATACTTACCAACGGTCCTCGACGGAATCTTCCGCCTATGGGATCATTGGGGCGTCCGTATATGTGAGACCGAAGGTTTGGGAGGATCGTTGCGCTGCAATGATCCGCCAAATCCTTGGCCTCAATGTGCCACTGCAAGTAGCGTGGGACCTTGTCCCATTCTCCTTCGTTGTCGACTGGTTCCTTCCCGTCGGGGAGGTCATCCGTCGCATCGAGCCGAGACGCTTCATCGGCGGCCTCGCGGCCTCCGTGGAGATCCGGCGTGTCTGGTACTCAATGTACAAGGACACTGTGAGTGAGGTGCGTTACATCGGTAAGGATAAACCTTACTATGCTTACGTCCACACCCATTTCGATGGTGATATGGTAGTGAAGACAAAGTCTTCCTACTACTCACGCCAACGAGGGATGCCTGTCTTGAATTGGCTCCCAAGGCGTAAAACGCGCTATGGGATCAAGCAGGTGCTACTCTCTGCTTCTCTTGCGGTGCAGAGGTTAATTAAATAATACCGCGAGGGGTACACCGGAAACACTGGTGTCCCGGGAATTCTCCCAACCGCAGCCTCGGAAAGTCTGAGGTTGTGCCACATTGTCTACTACGTGTTAATTCACGAAGAGGTCAATATGCTCAATTCCTTCTCGGCTCAGATGGCTATGCCGACCGGCGTCTACTCGGTGAGTAGCGCCGTTGCTACCGCTCAGCTTCGTGGTGAATCCATGAATCAGGCGGTGTACGTTATTAATCCTACGGCAACCGGGGTCCCTTCTGGGATTGCCCAGTTCCAGCACTCTGTCAGCATTACCAAGCGTTCGCCTGGTGCTGCAGGGTCCAACCGCGGTCAGATTCTGACCCAGGTTGTTGTGCTGGATGCCAACGGTCGTCCGCATGTGTTCTCGGCCAACACCACCATCGTGGTACCGAATTATTTGGTACCGCCTGCTGGTGTTGCCGTCGACCCTGCGGCGATCGCAAAGGCAACCGTAGCCACTAACGTCGGCTACCTGTTGAATCCGACCGGTGCAGCCTCCGGCGTGACGCAAAGCGACACACTGGATTCGCTCCTTCTTGGCATTAAGCCTTAGGAGTTAGTATGGCTGCTCGATCTTATGTCTCTACCCCGAACCGCTGGGACACCTCTCGTGTCCTTGCAGCCTATACCGCTTGGCGCAACGCTGATAATGCGTACGCCGAGATGGCGAAGGCTCGTGTTCTTGCCAGGTATCAGCCTGGCACAGTCTCCTACCCGACAGACGCGTCCTATGAGAGGATGCGCCTCAAGGTGAGGATTCTGCGGGGAATCTTCTGGGCGCTTTCCTCCCCTCGCAAGGACGGTAACGTTACTGTTACCATCGGCGGAGTTTCTGTCTCCGTCCCACTAGCACAGGCGCAAACCTGTGCTCGGTGGCTTGATAGGGGTGGTGAGCTCCAGTTGATTCAGACGTCAACAGGAGATTCTATTCGTCTTATCAACGTATAGAACCATCACGAACCAATATTACCGAGGTCCTAAGCGATCTCAAGGAGTAATATATGATCGAATCGATCCGGAAGTCCCTTTGTCGGGACTTCAGAGATCTCACGCGTGCTCACCTACGATCGCACTTGCGTGACAGCCTTACTCAGGCGGTCCGCAGAGCGAGTCTGGAAGAGATCGCGTTGGAAGCGAAGAGCCTTAACGGCCAACTTGCTTCCGATCCGAATGCCTACAGTCGAATAACCATCTTCGACTTGCAGGTTCCTATCGATTGCCCTAGCACTCTGCGTGCTATTCGGCAGTTGGTTGGATTCTTTTCCCGACTTTCGTCGGTAGTCACGGAAGAAACAAAGGCAAAGCAGCTCGATGAGCTGAAGGATCGTTGGTCTAACGACCCCTCACGCTCCATCCAAGATGAAGATGTCGACAACGCACGGTTCTTTATCCGTCGCGTTCTCGGCCGAGAGCCCAGTCCCGTTAGGGACTGGCACTTTCGCCACGGTCCTGGTGCTGTTAGCACCGGAGAGAAGGGGGTCGGTAAGATCCACTTCTCTACCTCCTACCAAGTGGTAGATGAGTACTGTGGCTTCAACTCGGACGAGTTGCTTCGCTTGCCCCATGCGCCCTTTAGGTGCCTTGAGAGGAGCGAACCGAAAACAAAGGTTCTGCTCGTCCCCAAGGATGCACTGAAGATGCGCCCCATCTCGTGTGAACCTCTGACCATGCAGTTCTTTCAACAAGGACTCATGGACCAGCTGTTTTCACGGATGGTTCATCGGCTGGGTTGGCATTTTCCATTGGTGGACCAGACCCCTTCCCGCAGTCTTGCGTGGGAGGGTTCCTGTGCACACCTGTGGGGCCGGCCCTGGAGGCCGTGTACGATTGACCTGTCCTCTGCATCTGATGATGTGAGGATCTGGCACGTCACGACTCTCTTTCCCGATGAATGGGTGCGGGCTTTGATGGCGTTCCGGAGCACTGCTGCCATATTCCCTGACGGTTCGGAGGTCGAACTTTCGACTTTCGCGCCCATGGGGGCAGCCACGTGCTTCCCTGTGGAGACTCTCGTCTTCGCAGCGCTGCGCTATGCAGCGTGGCGCCGATCAAGGCCTACTCCATTGGTTCACGACTCGTGGGCCCAATTCGGGGATGATTGTATCACCTCCGCTTGGAACTATGAATCGACCATGGAGATCTTCCGCGATTGGGGGTTCTCCCCCAATGTGAG